GCTTCATCAATGGGACTGAAAACAGATTTACAACTAAATCAAAACAGCGCAAAAAATCAAGCGGTTCCACCTTGGGCTTCAGCGTCCTCGGCGGTGCCGCTTTTTGTTGCGGAGCTGCCGTTGTGATACGTCCAGTAAATAGACTCTTTTTTCCGTTCGACGTGCTTTCGATATTTGAGATGAACGAGGTCAAAAATGTCCTCCTGTTGCTCCTCCGGCAAGAGGCGATACATGGCGATCAGATCGGCTTCCTCGTCCTCCAACGGCGAACCGTCGCAGGTCAGACCTTGTTCTTGCTTGAGGTGCTCGAAAGCCGCATTGCGGTCATTCTCCTGTGCAGTCTCCGAACAGCTACGCCCAAAGACGAGATAGTCCAGAGAGATTTGTAGATATTCGGAGACAAGGACGAGCTTGTCGAGGCGGGGGCTCTGTTCACCCCACCGCTTTATAGTACCATTTCCGAGACCACACTCACGCTCGACGCGCTTGAAATTACTGCCCTTTTCCTTTATGGCCTGTTCAATTCTATCAACTAATTCGGACATAAAATGCCTCCCGTCAAAAAGTAGATTTTCAGAGACTTTCCGCTTGACAAGTAGCCAAACGGAGACTATAATAGGGGTGTAACCTGATTTAAGTATAAAGCAAGTAAATCATAGCACACCCCGACCGAAAATGAAATAGCAAATCGGCGAACGATAGAGTAAAAGCGAGCGGCGGAGGCGTTTTTCAGAAGGAGAACGACAACATGAAGAACGACATCGCAGACATCCTGTTCAAGTACACCACTGGCGAGGCCACACTGGAAGAGACGAACGACGCCTTGAAGGAGGCGGAGGCGGGTTTCAACTTGGAACCGGGCCGCAACGAGATCACCCCCGACGAGATGGCCCTCACCACTGTCGGAGATACCCCGGAGGAGGCCAACGGCTTCGGCCTGTTGGACACCGGCACCGGCAGCATGGAGAAAGTCCACGTCACCAACGGCAAGCTGGACGAGGCGATCAATCAGGTCAAACATGACGGCACGACCAATATGCTGGCCTTCGTCATCATCGGCCCCAATCGTTACGAGGTCAAGGGCGACACCCTGACGGACTGCTAAAGCCCACCAACACCTAAGCGACTCTTAGATTTAATTCCGCCGACCGCCGTTCGCTTTTGCTCTACCACAAACGCTGAGAAAAGGAAAGGAGGCAGATCATGAGACGCGGCAAGAAGCCCACCCGCAAGCAGAAGATCCGGCTCGGGCAAGCGGGCCTCGCCCCGGAGAACTGGCTGGTCGTGAAGCAGAAAGCAAACGGCGAGCTAATCATTCTGAACAAGTACCACGACACGATCCGCGTCATCCCGCCACTGGCCGGATGAGCTTTGCAGGAAGGAGCAGCAGCATGAAGGAGCAACCGCACATCTGCCCACTGTGTGGGCGAGCATACGACGAGCCGCCCGCGCTGTCGCGAGTGGACAACCAGACAGACATCTGCCCGAGGTGCGGCATGATGGAGGCACTGGCGGCCATGCCGAGGCGGGAAACGCCACAGGATCGGACGCGGCGGGCCGTGTACGCCACGGGCAACCGCTGGGCGATTGAGAACTTTGAAGCGACCCACCACTAAGCCGAAACGCCCGGAAGGGCGTCACCGGGAACTGCCCCACCCGGTCTGAAGATGGCAGGGCAGAAAGGAATGACGGCAGCATGAGAAAGATCAAGAAGATCAACGGCTTCCTCGTGGTCAAGTTCAACGACCGCGAGAAGCGCGAGTACGAGGGCACGGCCCTCGGAGAGTACGGCGTGATCGACGCGGAGGTCTACACGGGCAATCTGGACATCGACCGGGGCGCGATGGAGTACGACGACGCGGACACGCTGGAGGTGGCCGTGGAGCTGGCACGGGGGCTGGAGTCCGAGGAGGACATCACGGACGAGCCGCCCACCTACACCGCCGCCGTGGAAACGAATGAGAGCTATACCGAGGAGGCGGTGGAGCCCGCCGCCCTGATCGAGGGCTGGACGCGCCGCCTTGCCACGCAGGTCAAGAGCAAGCACTACCCCGACACCGACCCGCGCACCGCCGCACACGAGCTTTACGGCTTCAAGATGGCGCTGCGTCAGATCGGCTTCCTGCCGGAGAGCGAGGTCATCACCGACCCGGACACCTTCGGCGCGGGACGGCTGGACGGCCCTATGCCGCGCAACCCCGAAGAGCTGCTGGCGTTCGTGTGCGACGAACGGTGCAAGAACCGGGCCGGACACACGCAGGAGGAGCTGGACGCCATTTGCGCGAAGTGCCCGCTGGGACAGCTCTACGAGGACGCGGAGGCACAAGACCTACGCATCCGGGAGCGGAGCGAGCGAGCGCTGCGGGAGCACATCGAGGGCGTGAGGCACGCTGAGGACACCGTGACCGCCCTGCTTGGCGGGCATGAGGCGCTGGCCTAAACACACCGTCAAGGTCGTCGTCAGCGATGGACAGGGCGGCACAGCGACCCGGACGTGGACGTTCACCCGCACAAACTCCGCACCGACCATTTCCGGCAGCGACGGCAATCTCGGAGATAAGAACCTCGGCTTCACCTATGCCTACACCATTGACGATGCGGACGGCGACACACTGACCGTCGTGGAGGAACTCAACGACGAGACGATTCGCACGATCAACAATGCGCCCAAGGGCGAGGAGCTGACCGTGACGATCACCTCCGAGAAGCTCTATGCGCTGGGGCTTAATTCGGTCAACACCCTCAAGATCACCGTCACGGACGGCAAGGGCGGTACGGCCTACCGTCGCGTCACCTTCAAACGCACAAACTCCGCACCGACGATCTCCGGGCAGGACAAGGCCCTCGGTCTGAAGAACGGGAGTTTCGCAGAGAATTACACCGTGAGCGACGTTGAGGGCGACAATGTGGTCGTCACCGAGTTCGTGGATGACGTGCAGATCCGCAGCTATCAAGCAACGCTGGGACAGCAGGAAACGATCGAGCTGACCCGAGAGAAGTGGCTCTCGCTTACCAATGGACAACACCAGCTCCGCATCGAGGCGGTCGACGGCAACTTCGCCACCAGCGTCCGTGTATTCTCCTTCAGCAAGAAAGAGACCGTCATTAAGTTCGAGCTGGTCGCGCCGGAGGAGACCGATGCAGCGGCGACTAAGGTGCTCGTGACGCCGACGTGGAAGATCGAGGGCGCGGTCGCCAAGGTGGAGGCGTGCAACAACGGTTTTGACGCCGTTCCCACATGGGAGGACATCACGGCGATGGTGCAGATCAACCGTGTCTACAACTTCACCAACAAGACCAAGACCGCGAGCAAGTGGGGCGTGAATATCCGTTTCACCATCACAAAGAATGAGGGCTTCGAGGGTGAAGTCTCCATCTCGGGTTTCGGAGGTGCGTATGAATAAAGCTATGAAGTATTTGACTCCGAAAAAACCTATCTCCAAGATCGCCCGTGACCGGGCAGAGGAGATGGAAGAACGGAATGTCGACCTCTACGAGGCGATCGCTGGACTCTTTGAAGAGCTGGCTGCGCTGGAACAGTCCAACGCGGAGCTGAAAGTCCGTGTTGAAACGCTTGAAAAAGGAGGTAAGCAGAAATGAAGGTTAAGACCTATATGATCGCCGTCTATGCCGTTCTCGTCAAGAACGGCAAGCGCGAGATCGAGGAGCTTCCCGAAGCCTATATCATTCCTGTTGCTGAGTATTTGGCTACTCAGGAAGAAGCTACCAACGAATGAGATAAGCGGTGAAGCAAAAACCCCGAGGTAAAGGCAGTTTACATCTTTCCCGGGCAACCACAAAGGCTCGTCCCGCAGTACACGCAGACCACCTTGAAGGGGGCCGCGTTTGCTGTGGGACGAGCCTAAGATTTTCTTCTTAGAACGGCGCTATTTTTTCTCAATTATCCTGTCCGAATTTCTCAAAAATCGTGTCGCGCTACAATCAGGTCTCCGGACTGTCAGATATACCGCATACGAGACATGAAAAAACCAAGAGCTGTCAGCTCTCAGACCGAGCCCGCGCAAAAGCCCGTATATTTCCCCAATGTCCACGGAGCATTACGCCACCTCTCTGTCTTCAACTTTCGCGATCTCCTCCCGCAGGGACGAGAGCAGCTCTTTGAGCTCGTGCTCCTCCAGCATGAGCAGAAGGAACACCAGCGCGACCGCGGAAAAGCAGTATATGCCCCGCTCCAAATCGCTGTACGCGCGGCCGGTGATGCGAAGCCGCTCCGCCATCTCCTCCTGTGTCAGCCCCCTGCGCCTGCGCAGTGCGCTGACATATCCTGAAAAGAAGCTCCTGAGCGCTTCTTTATATAATTTCATAGGCTAAGACCTCCGTTTCGACGGGTTTCGGCATCTCTGTAAAAATCCTACTCCTTCACGAAGCACGCTTCCATGCAGTACACTTCATACCACCCAGAAAATGGCAGCACTCCCCTCTCCTTTTACAGCAGCGTCAGCAGGATGCTCTCCGCTTTCTGCTCATACCAGAAAAAACAAGTCCGCACAAAAAAGCTGTAAATTTTCTCCCGCTTGGGCAAAAAGTGTGATATACTTGATTCATTCTTGTGCCGGAGGTGCATCATGAGCCGATATGACGCTGTTGTGAAAATGTGGCAGGACTGGAATATCCGGTCGGTCGATGACCTTGCTCTGCGGCTGGATAATTTCCGCATCCTGTTTGC